TTACGCCAAATGTAATTAGCAATAAAAATTCTGATGCTCAAAACCTTAAGCTGAGGACACAGTTTGATTCTGGTAAGATTGATACCATTGCTTCCTTCAAAATGCTTAAGCAGGGTGCTAACCTAAAGAACTTGGATAATACTATTATGATGTCTTACTATTCCAAAGAGCTTGATATGATTCAAGCTATTGGTCGTCAAAGAGTTAGTGATAAGACAGGTAATATCTTTATCTATGTGACAAGAGGTAGCCAAGAAGTAAAATGGTATAAAAAAGCTATGGAAAATATCAATAACTATGAAGAGATCCAGTGCTATTCCACGGACGACTGTATTACAAAATACAGGGCAATCCTTGCGGAAGAAATTACAAAAGACAAACCAGAAGAGCAACCTCAAGAAATTCAATGAATTAGCTAAAATTGAGCAATCAGACAGAATGTTAATGTATAAAAACCTTGGATATGTTTGAATTATTGATTATCTTTATCTTATTATATCTAGTAGTTACAGTGCATTCTGCCAAGATAGTCTACCATAGATTTGATGGATACTATCTTTACTATCAGGTCAAAGAGTTTGACATATGGTTTAAATCTTTTAGACCGGTAGTTAGGAAAAAGTTACTGTGGAGTACAAAGTCAAGAGATGAAGAAGACTCAATCTTCTGAGGTTTGTATGTATTGTTTCGGGGCAAGGGAGCTTACTAAAGATGGTAAGCTCCCCGTGCCTTGTCCCCTTTGTAAAGGCGGTACATTGAGTTTAGAAGAATTGAAGAAGGCTAACAAGAAGCTTAAAACTTATACTAGATTCACAGAAGATGACGATTAGTCTGGATTTAGAGTTTTTAGAATCTTTGGATCTTAGCCCTAATGAATATGTGATACTACATTGCATATATCAGGGTAAGAATCCTAAAGATGTATTATGTTGTGTACCCGATATGACCTATGCAGCTCTTGCAGGGTCCGGGTATCTAAGAGAAAATCCTAATTCTGATTGGACATTTCCTTATTCTTTGACAGGTGATGGCTTGGCTCTGTTTGAAAGAACAGATACATTCTCATCATTTGCAGAAGAATATAGGAATTTGTTTCCAAAAGGTATTAAATCAGGTAATGGTACTCCAATACGGGGTGATAAACAAGGTGTTATCAAGAAGATGGAATGGTTCCTCAGAACTTACCCAGAATTCTCTAAGTCTACAATCATAGCTGCAACCAAGCTATATGTAGAACAAATGCGTCAGAAAGGTTATGTCTATATGACTCAAGCAGATTACTTGATTCAGAAAGACAATGGCTCTAAGCTGGCTGCATTGTGTGAGGACTTTGATAATAAAACAGCTTATATCATTAAATCAGGAGAGAGGCGCATATGAGTATATTCAAGAATGTCAAAGCCGAAATTAAGAAGAACAAAAAAATCAGGCTTGACGGAGGGTATACATGTATTCCCTTTGTACTATTACCAAAGCTTGGTCAAGTAGTTCCTGGCATTGAGCAAGAGAAATATTACTTGGTTACTGCCAATAGTAAAGTGGGTAAAACTAAGCTTGCAGACTTTTTGTTTGTGTACAATCCTTATGAGTTTGTAACTACAAAGCAAACAGACATAAAGCTTAAGGTATTCTACTTCTCATTAGAGGTCAGCAAAGAAGAAAAGCTGAGTCAATATTATAGCTACAGGCTGTTCAAAGACCATCAGATTGTAATATCTCCAGAGAAACTCAAGTCAAGATTTGAGAATTATATTCTTGAAGATGACCTAGAAGCTTTGGTAGATAGCTATGATGAAGAGATGGAAAGGTTCGAGTCTATGGTTCATTTCATAGATAATATCAAGAATCCCTTTGGTATCTATAAGTATGTACGTGACTATGCATATGCCAATGGTGAGCACTATGATAAGACAGGGAAAATCATTCCTAAAGCTGACTTGATGAGCAGTAATCCTGAGATTAGGGACGCAGCTAATCTGAAAATTTCAGATTATCGTCCCAATAATCCGCAAGAATATGTCATAATAGTAGTTGACCACTTCAGCTTGCTTCATACAGAAAAGGGACAGGACTTGTGGACTACCATGTTCAATTTCAGTAGTAAGTATTGTCTTGCTATGCGTGACAGATGGAGATACATTCCTGTAGGTATTCAGCAGCAGGCTGCAGACCAAGAGAAACAACAATTCACCTTCAGGGGTGATAGTATTATTGCGAAGCTTAGACCAAGTCCTGACGGTCTAGCCGATTGTAAACTTACACAGCGTGATGTGAATGTCATGTTTGGTTTATTTGCTCCTCACAGGTACAAGATTGAGAATTACGAGGGGTATGAGATAGACAAATTGGGTGACAATTACAGAGAGTTCAATGTAATGTTGAATCGTAATGGTTCAGGATTTATAAACCTAGACTTATATTTCAATGGGGCTGCTAATGTCTTTAAAGAACTTCTTCCAGCGGATCAAATGGAAGAAAAACACTACAAAGGAATCAGTGCAATCAATAAAGGAGCAAAATGACAAGACAGAAAAGGACCTAAAAGAAGTACAAGAAGGTACAGATGAGTTTGCAAAGGCTTTGAAAGAGTTGCATGTAGAACTTGAAAAGTATAAACAAAGTCTCACAAGTAGCCTTGATAAAATAAAAGAGGAATTTGAGCAGAATACAACTTATACAAGTATCTTTGATGTAGAAGAGGATAATCTATCTCCAGTATTTGTTACTGAAAAGACAGATAGCATACTTGACTTTATCAATTCATGTGATGATGCGACTAAAGACCAAGTGCTTGGAGCTCTTAAAGGTACAGGTGCAGACAAAGCACTGTTTCTTACATCTATGAAGGATGATGAAAAAACCTATGTAGTATTGATGAATATCAATAGTCTTCCTGACCATGAAGGATTGGCTCTTGCATATTCTAAGGATTTGAAAAGTCTAAGTTTCTTCTTATCTGAATTAACAACACTTACACAAGATGAGGTCAAAAAGAGTTTCGGTCCAGGAGCCTGAGGATAATACTCCTAACATTGATGAGCTAATCAATGATACATGTGATGAGATTAAAAGATTGTTACTTGCAAAAAATCACAAGTACAATAACTCGTTACATAGGGAAGCTCCACTGTTTGAGATAGACTCTATCACTGGTATAAAAGCCAGAATAAATGACAAGTTGAATCGTATCAAGCAGACTGGTCTGAATGATGACACAGAGGACACTCTTGATGACTTAATTGGCTATTTGATTCATTTAAAAATTGCATACACCATAAAATCAAATTATTAAACATTATGATTACAATCAAAGACAAAGCACTGGGCAAGTACAGTGTAGTAGAAGATTTCCAAGGACATAAAGTTCTTGATGAGCAAGGCAAAACACTTGTAAAAGTAGGAGCATTTGAAGAAGCACTAAGGTATGTAGCCTCACGTATTATCCTTGACCAGGATGCTACTTACACGCTAAGTGAGTACACACGTAGAAAGAAGGAGGTTTATGATGCAATTGTAAATGCACAAGAAGGTGCTGAACAACAATCAATTCCATTTGAGGAGGTACAATAATGTCTGAACTTGTAAAACAGGAAGAACAAAAATTATCTACTGTAAATGTTCCAGCTAATGAGATGGAGCAATTACAGATGCTTATTGACTCTAAGGTATTACCAGCTAATATCAAGACTATTCAACAAGCTTTTGCCATTGCACAATATGGCAAAGATTTAGGAATGAAGCCTATGCAGGCTTTTCATCAAGTATATTCTATTCAAGGTCGTCTTGCTCTAAGTTCTAAAGGTCTGGGTGCATTGTTGTGGGCCAACGGCATTCAATACAAGACTATTCAGGACTTTGAGAAGGTTACCAAAGAAGACGGTAAAAGTGATTTTATTACTACGATTGAGTTTTATCGTGGTAGGGTCACAGACCGTGCTTCATTTACTTGGTCTGATGCAGTCCGTGCAGGATGGACTACAAAGGATAACTGGGTTAAAATGCCTGAATAGTTTGGGCATTTAAAATTGGGTGAATTGCTGGAAAGCTAAGTCAGAGATGATATGCCAATCAGCAGCCAAGCTACTGAAAGTCAACTAGTAAGTAGAAGGTTCAACGCATAGACAGTGAGTAGACTAAACAATAATCTGTCCACGAGTGCCCAACATTGAATATATTCTATTATCTTTGCATTATGGATAATATCTTATGCATAGAAGAGGTTTGGAAACCAGTTGTAGGTTATGAAGGTTTATATGAAGTATCTAATTTAGGAAAAGTTAAATCTTTACCTAAAAAAGGTTTTAAAAAAGAGGTGATTAGAAAAACAGGCATGGATGTAAGGAATGGGTATGTAACAGTAATGCTACGTAAAAATAATATTCCTTATACAAAAAGAGTTCATTCTCTTGTAGTAGAAGCATTCTTAGGAATAAAAACTACTAAAAAATTAGTCGCTAATCATATAAACGGTATAAAAACAGATAATAGGTTAGAAAATTTAGAAGTAATTTCTCAAAAAGAAAATATCAAACATGCTTTTAAAGTAGGATTAGTTAAAGTACCTACTAAAGATGCACGATATAATTCTGTAATAAAGGAAAAAGATTTCCCTAAATTATTAGAGTTATTTAAGACTGATATGACTTCTAAAGATATAGCTAAATTATTTGGAGTAAATCCTACAACAATTAGTAGAATAAGAACAGGTAAGAGACGCTCTTACTTATTCAATGGTGATATATGCTGAACTTATAGGAAACTATAAGAACTAAAGGATAAAAAACCTTTAGGGTAACAAATTGAAACATATGTTATACGCAAGATGTCTTGCTCTAGGTGCTCAGCGTATTGCACCAGACAAGATTCTTGGTCTGTATACTGTTGAAGAGATGGTAGATGTAACCAATGCCCCAGGTGTATCTATCAATGAAGAAGGGGAAGTAACAATCAATGCTTAAAACTATGGCACAGACACAAGTTTCAATGAGTGCATTTATTGCAGCTCGCAAAGAAGGTAAAACAGTAAAAGAACTTTCTGAACAATTCAGCATTTCTGCTGCTAATTGCAAAGCTATCATCCAACAACTTGATTTGCCAAAGCGTGCTACTAAGCCAGGCTTTGTGCTTGTAGATGATACAAATTCAACTCCAGTAAATAACCAATCAAACAACCAATTCACAACTATATAATTATGGCATACGGTAGTAAAAAGACCTCAGACGGTAAAGAGATTGTAGCAGATGACTCAAGAGTAATGCCCTCAGTAGGCATTGTAGATAATTGCATGGTGAAAGGAGGCTTTGAGCTGAATGATGATAAGAATGTAGCAAGCATTACATTTGTTCAGCCAAATGGTGCAGAGATTACTCACAAAGAGTGGCTCAATGATGATGCAGCAGCTCAAGATGATACTAATCGTCGTGTGAAGCACATCTGCACTAAATTCATCGGAGAAGCAATGTACAATGCTATTCCCGAGGCTACTAGCTTTGAAGATTTCTTCAGTAAAGTAAATGAAGCTATTGCAGGAAAAACTGATGGTAAATACCGTGTATTGTTTCACTATAACAATAAAGGTTATGTGACTATACCAAGGTATCCTAACTTCATTGAGTCTATGACTACTAATCCATCCAAGATTATTATCACCAAATATGTAGCAGATAGGTTGACTAAACCTGCTGCTCCTAAGGCTGATCCTGAGATGGACGTAGCAGCAGACGTGCTTCCATTCTAAGTAATTTCATAGGGTATATTGGAAAATCTAGGGGGAGGGAGACCTCCCCTTGGATTTTTTGCATATTTGTGGTACTAATAGTACCAATATATCATGTACGGTAAACCTAAAGATCTGACAATAGACGAGATACTGAAAAAAGTATCTGAATGGGATTTGTGGCAGTATTATATACCAGGAGTCCAGCTAAAAAAGAAATTCAAGAGCCCTCTTCGTAAAGATGATACTCCATCCGTGGCACTGTTCGTGTCACATAATGGAGCATTACTTCTTAAGGACTTTGCTACTAGTCAAACTATGAATATCTGGACTTTCCTGCAAGCTAGATATGGTTTGAATTTTAGGGAAGTCTTAGTGACTGTAAATAATGACTTTAACCTTAAATTGTTGGCTAAACCCCGGATGTCCAAGCCCACAATGGAAATCTTTGGAGTAGTTACCAATGAAAAGGTTGAACAGACAGAAAGTTGCAGCATTAAAATAAAGAAGAGAGATTGGTCTGTAGCAGATCAAATCTATTGGGCACAATATGGACTGACTACAGAATTTCTTGATAGTCGTATGGTAAAACCATTACAGAATTATTGGATTAATGATAACCTGGTGTATTGGCATTCTGAAGCTAACCCTGCATACAGCTATGAGTTTGGTGGAGCAAAGAGAAAAGTCTACAGTCCTTTCTCTAAGAAATTCAAATTCTTGACTAATGCTGGGGATAGTATCATACAAGGCGAACAGTATTTACCAGAACATGCTGATATTCTGATAATTACAAAAGCTTACAAAGATGTCTTAGTACTGCAGAATCTAGGATTTAATTCTATAGCTCCTCAGAGTGAAAGCATGAAAATTTCAGAAAGATTCATGCAGAATCTCAAAGTCAGGTTTGACCTAATATTCTTACTATATGACAATGATGCTACAGGTATTAAATTCAGCAAAAAACTTTGTGACGAACATAGGTTAATACCTATATTTGTTCCAGAGCCTACTAAAGATATATCTGACTTCAGGAAGAATTTTGGTATAGTCGAGACTGTAGGTTTACTAAAGACTCTAATTAATGAGAACAGACAAAGAGAAGAAGTCCCAAAAGGTGATAAGATCCAGGCCCAAAGCCAAGGTATCATCCAAGACGGGAAGTAGGGCAAGGCGTAAAGGTCATAACTATGAAAGGGCTATAGTCAAATTCTTTAAGGATTTAGGCTTTGAGCAAGCTAAAACCAGCAGGTTAGGAAGCAGGTTATTAGATTCAGCCAAAGTAGATATTTGTGACATTCCATTTAATGTACAATGTAAAGCAGTCGAAGCACACATTGATTATTACAAGTTAACTGATGAGGTAACTTCTGAAGTGACTAAGCTTGTCCCAAGGCGGGCTGAGTACCCTGTAATAATCTTTCATAAGAAGAACAAGAAGACCAACGTAGTAATGACTATGGATGAATTTACCAAGTTCTTTAAAATGATGTTTGCAAATAAACTAATCTATGAATCTTATATTTAGTAGTGAGTACAAAGTAGAATGTTTTGAGGCATTCAAGTTTTCTCCATACATTAATAAAGTAATGGAGTCCTTGGAAGTAGGACATTCAGCTAATCTTAGGTCTTATATGGATGCGTCCATAGATGATTTACAACATGAAATCAACCAGGTTATTGGTGAAGGTGAACACAGCATACACAATAGCAGAGTTAGGCAACTTAAGGCTATGTATGGTTGTTGGTACCAACTATTTAATTTATTAGAAGAAAGTGAACATGAATTACTTCGAGATTCCCGCAATTAGTAATTCTAGCTTATCTACATTCAGTTATGACCCTTCGTATTATCATAAGGTGTATGTAACTAAAGAACTTGTAGACAAGAAAGAAAGTAGTTCTTTGACTTTTGGCTCTTTAGTTCATTGCTTATTGCTTGAACCAGAAGAAGTCCAAAACAGATATGTAGTTTCAAAACTAAGACCTGAGGATAAACCCTCAGGCATGATGTTAGAATTTATAAATGCTTTATCCAAGTATGAAGTACTTGATGATATAAGCACAGATGCAGCTTATGTAGCTTCAGGTTATAAGATTAGCAAAGAGAAAGTGCTAGAATCTTTTAACAAATCAGCCAATAAAGCTTACTATGATGAATTAGTAGAATCTAAAGACAAAGCTTTAATTACTCAGAATGAGTATAATCTGGCTGTGCAATGTTCAGAGATAGCCAAGAACAATCCTCAATGGGATAAAATCCTTGGAGAAGATAGAGGTGCATGGACTGAGTACAGGGAGTTAGAAATACTCTTTGAACGGGATATAATGACTTCTGTACAAGACGTAGCATTCTTTAAAGTCCTGAATCTTAAGTCTAAGCTTGACCATCTGTTTGTACATAAGGTAGGAGACATTCTGTTTGTCAAGTACTTTGACTATAAGACTGATAGTCAGAAACCTGTACACAAGTACATTGAGACTTTCGAGTATTGGAAGACTTACAGACAAATGGGCTTCTATTATATGGCTATAGAAGCATGGGTCAAACAGAACTATCCAGAAGTCAAGCCAGATAATGTACGTATATCTTTGTATCTTGTACCTATTGACGTAGTACGTCTTAAGTCACTGATTTACAATGTAGACAGAAGCTATTGGAGAAAAGGTCAGATAGAGGTACAAAAAGATTTAGGTGATCTTGTATGGCATAGTGAGACAGGTAACTGGGAATATCCTAGGAGTATCTATGATGCACAAGCTTTAGGAGGTGGCCTAACTCTTGCAGACCCAGAATATTACGCAGCAAAAGGTTTAACACCAGTAGGAGTATGATTGAGCAGTTAGGAAAAGTGGAAGAGTTCCACAAGGCGTTTGGAGTACCTGTAAACTATAAACCGGTTATTCCTGATGAACAAACAATCCAATTAAGATATGATTTGGCTCAAGAAGAGTTAAATGAGTTTCTTGAAGCCTGTCATAATAAAGATGTAACAGCTATATTTGATGCTCTTGTAGATCAGTTATACATTCTTCTTGGTACTGCTCATGCCTTTGGGTTAGGCGCAGCACTAGAAGATGGATTTACTGAGGTGCATAAATCAAATATGACTAAACTAGATGAGTTTGGTAGACCAGTATATCGTGCAGATGGTAAAGTAATAAAGTCAGAGCTTTATGAAAGACCTAATTTGCAAAGAGTATTGGACGAAACTTATCCATTCTGATAAGGACATGAGGAAGACAAGATTTGAACCCAAAGAACGGAACAAGTCCTATATCTTTCTTCCTCCTATGCTTGACATAGATCCTGTATTTATGCAGCTACATCTTTTGCTAAATGTATATATAGCATCAGATGATTGGCCTGAAGTGAAGAATACCATGTTCTTGCATTATGAGTACCAAGACATAGAAGGTTCTTTTGCTCGGTTGGAAAACAACATGAAGAAGAACCTGCATTTCAGAGGTATGTATGAACCAGATAGGTATACCACCCTATTCTATTTCCATATACCTACACATTGGTATGAAGACTATTTGTTATTCTTAGATAGCAAGTATAGTCGCATATCTGAAGGACTGAAAAGAAAAATCTTGAGATTCTATAATTTGGGACCTCACTCACAGGTTTATAAAGTGCTCTACAGAGATGAGGCGAGAAGGAGAGAGTTAGAAGAACAACTGGACGTAGATCTGCCTGAAGATGCAGAAATAGCCAGTGCGCTAGACTTTAACAATGAGACGTATACTGAAGCACACAAAATAACAGCTGTAAATAAACCAAATAAAGAACTCTGGGAAATATAAACTATACCTGACGGGGTATGATTTAATCCGACTTGGATTATTTTATACCCCGTTGGGTATTAATTCATCATTATGAGCACTCTGATTATTCCAGAATCTGCATTAAGTAACTCTGATGCATTTAAAGACTGGTGCTCAACAGTTCATCAAGAACTGTTTGGTTGCCCATTTATTGAAAGAAAAATAGATCGACTTTTTCCTACACATAAGAAAGAAGAAGGTCTTGAATTATTTAACCTTATAGCTGGTAAGGTAAATCTTGTATTATTTAATGACCCTACTATATTTAAATTCGGGGCAAAGATAAAGAAGTATCCTACTAAAATATCAGATGTACTAGCTGTAACATGTTTTGTTATTATAGAACAATATGATGTAAAACTCAGTCACTTAGCTAACCTTATTGGAGTGCATCATGCAACAATAATCTACTACAAGAAGAAACTTGATATAATGTTCTTTAATGGTAGAGACGTATTTATAAAGCAATATGCAAGAATACTAGTGACGTTAATCAATACTAATATACTACCAAACATTCGTCCGCCACGTCCTGAAGTAGAAAAGTATATCAAAGATAAACAAATGTTCATGGACCAATTCAAGCCTATACCAACACAAGTCGAAGGATTAGCATAGTGTTCCATTGTTGTTTTGAAAAGAAAAGGGGCGGTAAAACGCCCCTTTTTAATTATCTTCCTATATATTCTTTTAATTGTTCTTCAGGAGTCATTGCTCTGAGTAATTGGTTGTAAACTGGCAATAAATCATTAAATCTTTTTTGTATCTTATAATCTCCTTTTTCATAAGGTCCAGTTTGTCTTTCGTATTGTTCAAAAGGATTCATCATTTGGTAAATAAACTTTTGAGTTTTTTCCATTACAGTCAATGTAGCTGATGGGTTTCTAAGAATACGCAAAGGTTCGTATATATTTACAGGAGTAAAGAACATAAAATCTCCTGCTAATCTTCTAGTCTGAAGAATCATCTGATCTTGTAACCAAGAATTTGGTTCATCATCATCATCTCCTTTTAAAGCAGCATACAGTGCAAGCATAGTAACCATTGTAGTTACTTCAGCTAAAGCTTTAGCTCTAGCAGCTTTCTGATCATCTGTTAGGTTATTACCAAACAACAAATCAGTTTTACCTTCTTTAAGTTCATTATATAAACCTGTAAAGAACTTACGGTAATAACCTTCCTCTACTACACCACTTTCTATATTTACAAATTCTGAAGAGTACCTACGCTGTACACCAGAATAAATCCAGTTCCTAAACAACATTACAAGTTTACCATACCACCTTCTTTTTAAAGTAGGACTGTCAAACTTATTGTAAATACCATGCATGCCTTTATTTAAAGCATGTAATTTTTGCATAAAAGCAAATTGGTCTTGTTGTGACCAAATAGCTCCTTTCTTAAGATTACCTTTATCATCATAAGCATCCCATAAAGAACTTGTAGTACCATTTTCAAACTTGACTTGTTGCTTCTTAGCCATAGCTATAAAACCAGTAGCTTGAATTTGATGTTCTGCGCCATGAGTTAAGAAGAACAAACTATTAGTACTGAACATACGTTTAGCTTTATTACCTGATAAATTCTGACCATAGCTTTCTTCAAATGTACCTTGTATCGCATCATAAATAACCATCATTTTACCTAGTTTGCTTTTTGGGTATCCATGAGATATGTCTCCAAGAACTTCAGGTAAATGTTTAAAGTATGAAGCTTCAGCTTCAAGAAAATCTTTTTTACCGAAATACTGCCCCGCAAAAGATTCTATGGCCATTGTAAAATTGCCAAGCAGAGTATTGTTAAAGAAAGAATTTACATTGAAAGCCAACCCATTTAAACTAGCATATGAAATAGCTTTTCTACTAAGCTTGTTCATACTGTACTGTTTATCTCCTACAGTAAATATAGAAGGTATCTCATATTCTCCATATACTACTTTGTCAAGAAATTCTACAAGAGCTTCATTTACTTTAGCAGTACGCGCTTTTAAAGGAGTACCAGTCATAGGTTCAGTCTTTATTATACCTTGAGCATTCATCATTTGAACATCTCTAGGTTTAATATTGACTACACTATTACCTTCTACTGCATCATAGACCATTTCTATAAATGGTTCTATTTTAGTCATTGCATTATAGTTGTTAGCCATTTGATAATAAGCTAACGTAGATTCAAGCAAGTCAAGACTTAATTCTCGTTCATCTAGCATATCTGTAAAATAGATAGGAACATATTTTAAGTCTTTCTTATCAGGAGTCTGTAGTCCATATACTGTGTCATAGGTTTCTATGTTTACAGCATGCCCAAAATCATCTTTAAGATTCTGAAGTAAAGAAGTACCATTACCATTGATATACTTATCATATCCTGTAGCTCGTCTTTGAGGGATAATTCCATACTTAAGCCTTTTGGATTCATGTACTCTGTTATTAGCATCAGTATAAGCTTTTAACAAAGCCTGGTAATATTCATCTTGAGCTACCTTTTGATATTCAGGATTTATATATGCATCTGAAGGTCTGTAAAAATCAGATACATCTTTATAAATAATGAAAGTCTTACCATCTTTAGCTACATTATGGATTTTTTCAGCTCCAAAATAATCCATATTACTTGCTCCATTAGTATAATACTTAACAGCTACACGTTCTGTATTTTCAGAAAACCACCTGTCAAATTCTAAAGGAGTAAGGTCTTTACGTTTCTGTTCTATAATTACAGTAGGGTCATCTATACGTACTGTATTTTTTCTCATCCAATCTCTACGAGCTTCTATCCTTTTTAAGATAGCAGCTTCATCCATATCCTCTGTAGGCATAGATTGATTAAAAGCTCTATAAGCTTTCCAAAAGACATCCTCTTTAAACTTAGTAATAAATCCTTTGCGTTTTACATACCTTTTTTCACCTTTTACCCTGCCTGTTACTTCATCATATACAAGTTTACCGTCTTTATCTTTTTGAGGTACAAACTCATAGCTATAAACATCACGTAAGTATTTTTTATTGAATTCTTCAGGATTATTAGAACCTCCTGTAGCCCTGTATAAGTTTACAAGGTTATCCTGTACATCAACATTATCAAGATGTCTTTTGTAAGATTCTTCTTTAATAGCTGCAGCTACAAGACCTGTCAAAGGATCTTTACTATTAGCTTGAGCACCAAACATTTTTTCCCATGTAGAAATATCTGAGATAGCTGTGTTTATAAGGTGCTTAATACGACTTTTAGTAAGAATGTATTGAGCCTTACCTTGAGCCTCTACTCCTTTATTTACACGCTCAGCTTGAGTAGCTAACCAAGATGCAAGTACTTCTTCATGTAACTCTTTATAATTCCTTACAATATTCCTAGTACTGCGCATAGTTTCTTCAAGAGCCTTCATTGTAGGGTCAGTATCTGGAAGAAGAAGTTCTATATCTTGCAGAATATTATAAGTAGATACAAACCTTTTTATCTCATGCATAGTCTCAGCAATACGAACTAATTCATCTTGAGATAAATTACTAAAGTTATTACCATACTTTGTCTTTATATCACTCAATTTCTGCAATACTTGAGTACTACTTGCCTTTGCAAATTCAAGCATTTTCAAAAGACCGACAAGGTTATTATTTGATATTAAATCATTCATAACTTCATCAATCTCTTGTACGTACTTCTTACCTCCAACTCTTTTAGAATAAATCTTTTTCTGGATAGTCAGTACACGAAGAAGTTCCTTCTTTAACTCTGTAGTTACTTTAGCATCTACTTCAGCTCTTGCTTTTACAAGAGCTTCAGCCTGTTGTACAGAATCAAATCCTTTGTAACCTGTAAGAATCCATGCTTTAAATGCATAATCTTCTCCATGTTTAGCTACTGTCTCTTTGTATGGAGGCCAGCTTTTATTAGGGCAAAGTATATCTATCATTGTTTATTTATTTACACAGGGCTTTTCTTAACTCCATTGTTTCTTCTGGAGTAGCTTGGTCAATTGTCTTATTAAGTGCAGCAACCATTTGACTAGCAGATTTTCCACTTATTCCTGGGTTCTCTTTTAAAATTTTTTTCAAGATAGGATTGGTACTAGCTCCTATTGATACTGCCATTGTAAGTTTATTAGAATCTCGATTAGGTATTTTAGCTAATGCAGCAAGTTCAGCCTTTAATTTATCCTTGTCATTAAGCAAAGCTTCATCTGTAGTCAAACTAGTGGCTACTAAAGTACTCATATTTTTATTAACAAGCTGTTCTTGTTTAGATACTGGAGTAACTTCTACCTTTTTAACATTCTTTAGCAATGCTGCAAACTCCTTGTTAAATACTACATTACTAGGAATAGGCAAAGCGCTAAACATATTAGCCATTTCTTGAGCAGTATATCCATTAAGATTCTTGCCAACTCCATAAGCTACTAAGAATTCTTTATCAGGATTAGCTAAAGCAGTTTGGTATAGTTCATCTATATTATCTATAATCTGCTCAGGCATAACACTCTTTTCTCCAGCTGCTGGATAAGTTATACTAGTAGAAGGTTCTGTAAATCCTGGTGTAAGGTTCTTAGTTACAAGTCCATATGACTGCCCTTGTAAACCTCTACCTTGAGATTGTTTAGCCCCAAACTTATTCTTAGCTAATTGAGCTGTACCAAGTCCATGCCTACCTTCAGGGTTACTTCCAAAGACAAAGATTTGATTTGGCTGAAGACTTTCTATTGTACCTTCATAAGTTTTTACAGGTCCAGAGGTAGTAGGTTGTAAAGTAGATTGAAGTAATGGAGCATTGGCTGTAATCTCATCTTCTCCTACATGTTCATTAGGACTTTCTGCAACATCATCTACACTTTTAGTTTTAGCAGCTTTTCTTGCTGCATCCATAAGCTCAAAATTCTTTGCTTCATTCTGAGCTTTAGTCCTACCATAAGGTGTAGAATTATTACCTCCATACCTAGTTACTATTTCATACTCTGCAGCTGTTCCTATGTACTTACCATTTTTATCTGGAGTAGTTTGGAACCTATCTGTTTTGTCAAACCTTTTTTCAACCGGTACAAAAGATTTTAACTTGTATAATTGCCTACCTACTTTAATGAATCTTGGAAAGTCGTATACTACAGTTCTACCTATTTTAAGAGTTTTAAGTTTTGTAGCAGGATCTACTTTTTCTGTTTGGTAAGCTTTTAAATATCTGTCAAATCCAAACTCTCCAAGTACAGCTCTATTCCTCCTTTTTTGTATTTCTTTAGAACTCTTATCTTCATTATTAGGTATGTATTCTCCATCTTCTGTATACTCACCTTCTTCAAACATATTTGCTGAAGAACCATATCCTAAATGAGCATCTACGTCAACTGTAAATCCAGTATCTGTCTTAGTTACAGGAGTAATACTTTTTGCTTTTTCTCCATCTTCTTTAAAGACCTTTTCATTTACATACGTAACATAAGCATTATTATTTATATCACGCATGAAGAACTCTTGGAACTCTTCTAGCAAATCACGTTTAGACATTCCAAACATTCTAGTGTAAGAAGCATCATCTTCTCCATTAAGAATGCCGGTATATTCATTAGTACGGTCTGACAAAGTCACTCCATCTACTTTAAACACATCTTCTAGAATTTGAGGACCTATCAATCCAATAGGACTATCATTCCTAAACTGCATACTATTCTTTGCCAAGAGGTGTTTTAAAGTAGCTACTACAAGAGGTTTAGCAGGACTATTGTATAACCTACGCAT